ACTTGGTGCAGGTCGTTTCCGTCCATTGAATTTAGGTCTAATTCGTTATTGCCAATATTTAATAGTTTCATGGTGTAACCTCTTAGGTAGTTTAATAATTAGTTTAATGGATACCACTGTTTCCAATGGTATCGATAAATTAACTAGCAAGTTTTTTATATAACGCCTCAATAATTAAATCTTCATGATCGGGAAATAGTCTAATCAATGTACCTTTGATCGTCACATATTCATAAAAATATTGATCGGCGAATATTGTATATTTTAGATAATCTCTTGAACCCCTATCACATTCTTTAACTTTCTCATTCCAATAGTGATACTCTTTCCGAGCTTTGCTGAATTGTTCGCCGTTAGCTTTTATTGCCTGTTTGACTAGCCCCGTCATTACTGAATCTTTTAAATCTTGCATTGGTAGTTTTAACATTGTAGTCACCTTAAGTATGTAAATGATAATGATTCGCATTTGCGATTGGGTAGCTGTTCTGCCCGCCCATGCATGGATGATACTATAGCTAAATATTAGATACAACCCCCGCACTGAATTAAATTTAAATACCTTCTATTTATAGGCGATTTAATAGATAATGCAATTTATAACCTATTGATTTATAAGGGTTTTTTATTAGCATAGTTTATCATTATATTTGTAACCTATTGATTTATATAGAGTTTTTATTTGCTGATCCTGGTTGTTTTTTAAAATGTATGCCCCTACAAGGCTATACAATGCGTTTTAAGAGGGTTTAGGAATCTAGGTGCTATGGTGCGTATTCTCTGAGATCGTTGATTAGGTGGTTTTTGCTCTGTAAGTCATTGATATATATAGAGTTTATTTCCCTTTAAAATCAATGACTTACAAGTGATTAAACAGATAGAGACAGAAAGACACAGACAATATAATAGGTAGATAATGCCAGTGATACCAGTACCACCCAATGCTTCAGGTGGTAAATGTTATACAGTGGTTTTTATATCCTCTGTGATATCAGCACCAGAGCGCGCTACATTATATTCTGTGGCGTAGGTTGTGGCAAATGATAATGATTCTCATTTACAAACCCGTGATAGATGATAATGATTCTCATTCGCATCCATACGGGGGTAACGCCACCGCCCCACATACGATATACCACCTCACATTTTTCAGTCATTTTTCGAGTTTTGATTTCTCGAAAACTACATTTAGCCCTTGCTGCCACTAGCCTGTGGAGGCACTCCTGTAAGAAAGAAAGACATTAAGACACCCTTAGACAAAGGTAGCGAAGCCCAGTTAAAGTGCTAAGGGGTCTTAATATATCAATAAGGAGGGGCTGGTGGGGGGTATCCCTAAACCAGTGTTAAAGACTCCTACATTACCTGTACTTATACCCTAGGTAATATTCATCACTCTTAAACATACTTATATATACTATAGGTATGTAAAGGGGGGGAGGGGGTCTGTATTCCTATAAGGGGCATGACCTTTTAAACCCAGTCATAGCAAGGGATTCTCACTTAGCTTTTTAAGGCTTCCTTTAATGCTTTTAACTTGTTCTTTAAGGACAACCAGCTCTTTTTCAATACCGCTTGTGCTTGGGATACTAAGGCTGCCAACTTTCTCATCCAAGTTATTAACCCTGCCACGTAGTTGTTCAATTTCTTTTCCAATTTTTCCAATGTCATTATCTTCTACCCTTGTTTCTAGTTTAACTAAACGTGACTCTAACTTTGTAGAGTCTACATTTGCTTCCAGTGTTGCCACCTTCTCTTGTAATGTTCCGTATCCAATGGCAGCACCAGCGATTGTACTAGCTAGTCCTACCCATACGGAGAATGTTTTAACGTCCATCATCTTAGCATCATCTCCAAGTTAGGGATTTGTGTATAGTAGTCCTGCATATCACCTTCAACAGTCATACTATACTCGTCCCAAGCTACGGTAAGAGCTGTAGGGTTGAGTTCATCAAGTGTTATAGTCACTGTATCAAAGAATGCTTGAGTTGTTTGAGTGTCTATTACAAGTTGAGCTATGGTATCAACTATCTGTATGTCTTGTGAGTAGGCTTCAATCATATTCTTTGTCATGGAAGCTTCAAGCATAGAATCAATACTAGTGTTATACTGCTCTACATCATCTTGCTTAATCTCAACTAAGTCATTTGTAACTGCATACTCTTGTGCGTTTATCACTTGTTCCTGATTACCAGTGGCTACTATCTGTGCTACCTCTGTCACCTGTGCTATATCGCTTGCTGCTTCGATTAGGGACTCTTTAGCAACCTCATAGTCATACTGCTTGTCTTCTATTAAACTGTCTAAGGCTACTGCTGTGACAGCCTCTGGGGTACTATTAGCTAGTCCCTCAGTATAGAGTGTATTAAAAGCATTTATTTGGTATTGCTTAAGCTTGTACTGGCTTCCTGTATATTGATTAAAGATAACAGTGTTGCCTCTCTCCATAGACTCTTGAGTCATTTGAGTAAACTCTGACAATCCTTTATCAATAGTGCTATCAATGTCGTTTATACTTTCCTGTAATGTGTTTGGAATGTATAGACCGCCCGCTCTTGCTTCGTTTGACAACAGGAGCATCAGGCACAATGCTAGGGTGTTCTTTATAGTATTTAATTGCTTTATCACCGATTAGTCCTCCTATCGGGCATGGGGTTTTTGCGTTTAACATCGCGTGAAATACTCTAGGGTCATTACAGAGTACACTAGTAGCAGCAACTTTTAAGCCGAGGTGTTCTAACTGCCTAGATAGCTTAAGTAGCTCACAGGTTTCATCTCTTGTAGAAGAACCGTAAGATAAGCCTATCTGTAAAGTCTGAACCCCTCTCCCATTTGATACAACACAAATATCTTGGTTGTAAACTGGGGCAGCTGCGCCTACTGCTGTGGGTACTGGTGTACCTTCTTGACTTACTACAGTGCTGGTTGTTGTGGTAATAGTCTCTGCTTGTGTGTTGTTACTAAAGTCACCCTGCTCTGCATCATTAGCCAGCACAGAGGAACTTAAGAACACGAGCATTATTAGTTTTTTTAAATCCATGTATTAGCTCTTTTGGGTGAATTAACATTATAGCCATTAACAAACTTATCTATCTCGTCCATCATTAGCTTGTTCTTTCTATCTTGCATCTCTTCTTCTACATCAGCAGCCATCTGTTCTACCCAATAGGCTACACCCATCGCTAGTGCATCTAATCTATCGTCATGCGCTAGTGATCCCCTATCCTTCGTTATACGAGTCATCTGATACGTTAACATATACCTCTGAGCTTTCTCAGGGGGATGGTGTTGAACGCTGTCAAAGTCCTTTTGGATAACTTTAGGATCGAATATGAGCTTGTGTTGATTCATTACAGGCTCTAGTGTATCAATAATACGTAGTTCTTTCTGCTTACTGTGCCGGACTTCTTCCGTAGTAACTGGATATATCTTTTTCAAGAAAGGTTTAAGTAGTTCTGTAAACATACCGTCACCAAAGTTACTTTCCACCAGTACAGCGTTTACTTTATGTTCCTTCGCTATGTGAGATAACTTCGTTAGCGTAGTTTCATCGTAACCGCCTTGAATACCTGAACAATCCGAAACGTATAAATATCCATTAAGCATTTTAACAACAGCATAAGCTGTTTCATCTTGACCTCTACCAGATGGATCAATCACTAATACCGAACCATCGTACTCTATGTAGTCTCCTAGAATCGCTTCTGGGGCATAGTACTTGTCACCCGCCAGTCCTACATTAGGTAGGTCACTAACTGGCTTCATAACGCCATACACGAGCTTCTCGGGTGCTTTATCATTGTCTATCGACATCACCATAAGATCATTAAGCTTCAATGGGTATCTATCCATGTCTGCTAGACTTGTGTCTAACATAAACTGCAATGCAAAACCTGAACGTCCGTAAGATAGCTCACGTTCCATCAAGTCCTCATCATCAAATCGCAGAGGATCGACTGGATTCCCGTCTAAGGGACTTTCTGCATTGTGCATGGCATCCCAAAGGGTAGGTGCTAAACGTGCGCCATACGACTTCTCAGCCTTCTCTATGGACGGATATCTAGCTGTCCAGACTCTCATCTGATAACCACGTTCTGTGAGTGTGTTATATAGACTCATCTCACACTGTGGTGTACCAAGATAAAGAATCTTACCCTCTGGTTTCAGTACCGCATCAAATTCTTTAACAGCTTCACCTAATTTCTCGCGCATCATTTGCGTCATAGAATTGTTAGGTACTTCGATGTCATCTGCGATAATGATGTCTGCCCGACTGCCCGTTAGCTGTCCAGTAATCCCGACAGATTTAACTGACGGACTACCAGACGCTAAAGCGGGTCTTACATCAAACGCAATCTTGCTCCACCTTTGCTCACTTGTTGCTATGAGATGTTGGCATATTGGGAGTTCCAAGATTAGACGTTGTGTGAATGTGGAAAAATCGTCAGCTCTTTGTTTTGATGCTGACACTACCATGAACTTCTTTTGTGGATCGAGAAGTAATTGGTGTACCACGAATGCTGCTGTAATGTAGGACTTACCTACACCACGAAATGCTTCAATAATTGCTCTACGAGGGCAGCTCTGTATGTAGTCTGCCATATCGTATTGGACAGGAGTAGGATCAGGCAAGTTAAGATGCTTCCACACTATATACATAAAGTTGCGGAAGTCTTTTAGTTGCTCTGGCATCTTTTTCATTATGCTTTCCATTTTACCTTATTAGCCCAGTACGCTGCTGAGGAGTTACCCTTAGCTATGTTCCTTGCGTGTCGTGCTTTAAAAGCTGCACGTTGTTCTGCGCTTCGGTTGGTCTCTGCACCCTGCTCACCAAACCTTATAATCTTTTCTTTGCCATCAACTTTTGTTTTGACAATGTGTGATTTGGTTTTGTGTTTGGGGGTACGCTGTGGTTGGTTGATTCTTAAGTTATCAAAAGCACCCATACTATGTATCCTTCTTCTTAAAACCTATCTTAAGTTTAGCGTAAGCTTTGGGAGAAATAGTTGATTTCTTTTTAGATCGGCTAATGCCTTTCTTTTTTCTTGCGTTAATATTTGCGTATAATCCTCTAGACATTCCTGCTCCTATTCTGCTTTCTACTAGCAATACGTAAGTTGTTAAGTGAGTTATCGTTAGCGTTGCGGTTAATGTGGTCTACATCTTTCCCCGCTACCGCAGCTTTACCTTTTTTTGCAATCATCAAACGTCTAGCTTTATTTCTATTGCTGCGTTTCTTACGTTGCTCAGGCTTGCTGTGGTAATTAGCATATTCAGATGAGTAGTCTCTAGGTGCGCTCAATGTGACATCTCCTCAAATGGCAACGCCTCCAATAAGTTAGCCATTGGTGACTCTGTGCTGATTACTTCAAGACAAGCTCCGTTGTCCTTAAGGAACTTTGTTGCTACTGACAATTCAGAAGCAGATGCCTCACCAGACTTAACCTTTGCAAGTAAATCTTTAGCTACACCTTCGTGTAATTCTTCTAATACTTTTCTATCCATTAGTAACTCCAAACTACGGGGTAAGATTGTCTAAGATCAACATGGATAAACGTCTTAGCAACGCCTATGCCATTGAAGCCTAACTTAATAGCTTCCTCAATGATCTTATATTTCTGTACTCCGTTGATTACTTGTATGTCGGCAGCTATGCCTCGTGCATGAGTGCCAGCTTTTTGTTTCTTAGCTTCGATGGGGTGTCCTTCAGGGTCTCGATAACCACTTGTAATTGTAAAAGGGAAACCACAAGCTTCACGAAGAGCATCTAACTTTTCTAGAAACTCCTCATCCATCTCGTTGTTGCCTGTAAAGCTACAATTAAATTCGTTTATGTCAAAATACTTCATCGACCTACTCCCTTAACTCGTTCCATTGTGCGTAGACCACCAAGACCAAGCATACCCATTAGTACAGGTAACATGGTTGATGTATCTGCCTGTGGCACGACAACACCAAAGGGTGCTGCAAGGGGTGATATAAGGAAGTTCACCATGAACCCCAGTACACATACCCAAGCTGTTGCGGGTCTCCACGAAGACTGAAACCAATTCCCTTTGGCTTCTGCTTTATTGACTTCGATCTGAGCTAGAGCAATTTGTTGTGCGTGTTTCTCCGACATCGTAGCAATTTCATGTGCTATCTTTTGCTTTGTATCCGCATCGGGGATAAACTTATCTAGCAACCCTGTTACAGGTGCTATCAATTGCTGTATCATATTATACTCCTAGTAGTTTGAGGGCTGAGAACAGTCCCATAGACTGACCCCAATAAACAACAGCACCGCCTACAACTAGCCACTTGATTTGTAGCAGGGTGCGGTTGATGCTATCCAGCATCCCTC